CCGCAAAAATTCCCCGGGGGGATTTTTTGGACAATGTTTTCATCCCCCACAGCCGTTTTAGCCCTAAGGAGGCTACCTCATGACCGTTCTCTTCTTCGTACTACTGCTGCTCGCCGGCGTCTGCTTCGGCCTGGCCGCTGGCCGAGTCACGACCCGCCGTCTCGCGAGCGGCGAGTTCCTGGCTCTCGGCCTGTTGCTCTGGGTGGCGGTCGACGCCATCAAGACGCTGCAGCATCTGGCGTAACTCACCCCAAACTCAAGACAACTAGTTGAGGAGGCCCTACAAGCCTTCTCAGCTTTTGCCAAAGTTTACTCATAGTAGGAGGATACCGCATGAAAGTACGTACAGCTCACGTCAGCCTCGAGGTCTTCGACAACGACAGGCAGCACACCGAGGATGTCGAGAAGATCGTCGAGCGTGCTGTCAATCGGCGGTACGCCTGGCTGACCGGCACCGAGTCGGGTGGCAACACTGCCAAGGAGCTCGTTCGGGTTTCCAAGGCCCATGGGTACCGCCCACACGTCCCTGACGGCACCGATTGCTGGATTCTGGTCCGAAACGACCTCGTTTCCGGCAACTTTGACGCCAATCTGCAGCGGGTTATTCCCGGCGCAGAGCACCTCTACCGGGAAGCCAACCTCCCCAACGCCGAGAACCTGCGTCCTCGTTGGGCGCCCAAGGGCCTGATCACGGTCGGATTCGACTGTGACAAGCTCCGCGGACGGGTCAACATCGGCGTCACGCACCACTTGACTCAGGGTCGTACCCCGGGTCAGGAGTCCGTCGTTCACGGTGTGGACCACTACGAGTGGAACCAGAAGCTCGATCGCGCCGTCATCGACTGGGCGAAGGAGGTTGCGCAGGGTAGGAACCTCGCGTTCTTCAACACCGACCGCAATCTCTCCGATCGTCGCAGCGGCGAGGACGAGATCAAGGGCCTCACCACCCTGGCCGACGAGCTTCGTGCCTGGCAGGCCAGCGGACACGGCGACATCGACTGGATGATGTCCTACGACAAGGACGGCCGCGTGAGCGCGTCGAGCTTCACGGTCCTCGACGACCGTGAGTTCCACCTGAACACCGACCACTACTTCTGCGAGGGCGTCTACAACGTGGAGGTCCCTCGACGCTGACCCGAGAGGGGGTTTGACCCATGGCCCGCCGCAATGACGACGAGCATTCCGCTCCTCGGCGGCGTTCACCGGCGAAGACTCCCGAAGAGCGCGAGTCCATGCTTATTTCGATGGCCTATGAACGCGCCGAGCAGCAAGTTGCTGACGGGACCGCGTCGAGCCAGCTTCTGACACACTTTGTCAAGGCTGGTTCGACGCGGGACCGGATCGAGAAGCAGAAACTGGAAGAAGAGGTCCTCGTTCTTCGCAAGAAGGTCGAAACCATGCAGTCTGCAGTCGACATGAAGAACCTGATGGAGGAGGCACTCGATGTCTTCAAGGGATACCAGGGTCGGGCGGTCGATGACGACGATGATGATGAGTTTGAGTACTACGACTAGGAGGAACCGTGTGGTACCTCGACGATTGGCATGATTTTCTCCGTCTTGGCGTGTTTGTGATCAGCATCTACGCGTTTGTGATGCTGATTGTTCGCTGGCGCCAGTATGCAGACGAGTGGACAGACAAGACGAAGGACTACTGGTACGCATTGCTCATGTGGACCTTCGTCGGCATCGTCGGATCCATCCAAGGCATCATCATGGATCGTCCGCTCACCCCAGCGACCGTCGTTCTGACCGCAGCGGTGTTGGTCACCGGTAGGGGGCTACACACGAAGGGCGCTTGGGGCGGAGAGGATGCGTAGGTACTCCGAGCTCGTCGAGATCGAGACGTTTGAGGAGCGATTCCACTACCTATCCCTCACAGGACGGGTAGGAGACGTCACTTTCGGCTTCGAACGCAGCCTGAACCAGAACTTCTACCACTCACACCAGTGGCGACGCGTACGCAGGCTCGTTCTGCTGCGCGATGACAACTGTGACCTCGGAATCCCGGGTCGAGACATCCCATCAGGCCTTCACATCCACCACATGAACCCGGTGACTGCCAAAGACCTGTATGAGTTCAACCCTAAAATTCTCGATCCCGAGTTCCTCATCTCTACAAGCCACACGACCCACAATGCCATTCACTACGGCGATGAAAAGCTTCTTCCCCAGCCTTTCACCGAGCGTAGACCCGGCGACACGTGGATCTAGGAGGGAAACGTATGACGCGCGACGGAACACCTGAGCCCGGAGACATCGGGGACAACACCCTTGGACTCCCGGATGCCCAGGCAGGCAACCCGAGTCCGGAACCGCCCGAGAACGACGTCGAGCTTGGCGAGGCCGAGCTCCTCGAGGACATCGGCGACGACTTGGCAGAGGAGGACTGACATGCACAGCTTGAAGGGCTACTCAATGCGCGTCGTCTACCTCGACGGCAAGCCGATCAACTGGAAGAACCCGCCCGATCCGAACAAGATGGTGATGTGGACCAAGCGCACCACCGGTGGACGGGTCATCAAGGGATCGTTCAGGACGATCTGCGCAATGGACAGGATCAACCGCCTGGTCTACCGCCGGTTCGGAGTCGGCCTGTCCATCATCCAGTCGTGCTACAACAACACCGTCGCCGCATCGGCCGGTACCCACGACTTCGACGCATGCTTCGACGTCTGGATCAACGGCGTCGACCCCTGGGTCGCACAGCGCTTCCTTCGTCGGCTCGGTTTCGGGTGCTGGGTCCGCAAGCCTCCTCTGTTCGGGTGGCACATCCACGGCATGGTGCTTCCTCCTCGAGAAGGCAACTCCGTTTCGGACGACTTCAAGGTCCGCGGCTTCAAGGTCGGGGTCTACGTCGACGGTGGCTACTCGACTCGGGGTGGTTTGGTGACCTCATCGCAGATTGCCGACTACTACAACCACGCATTCGGTCTGTCGAACATGCACAGCTCCAACAGCGACAGGTCCTGGTTCCCCAAGAACATCGGGGAGACGGTCTTCGACTTGAAGAAGTACGTGGCCAATCGAGTCAAGGAGCAGAGCGCCCGGCGCTGAACTGACCGTTCAAAATGGAAGAGAAAGGAGGGCCGATCATGGCCTTGGAGAAGAGCATTCTCACAAGCGTCAAGAAGACATTGGGTTTCGACAAGGGCTACACGCAGTTTGACCACGACGTGATCACCCACATCAACACCTGCTTCTTCTCGCTGAACCAACTCGGCATCGGCCCTCCCGAGGGCTTCATGATCGAGGACGACACGGTCACCTGGGAGGACTTCGTGGACGGCGATCTCAACATCTCCGCCATGAATGCGCTCCAGACCTACTTCTACCTCAAGATCCGCTCCTTCTTCGACCCGCCGGAGACCCCGCACCACATGGCAGCGCTCAAGGAGCAGATCATGGAGCTCGAGTACCGACTCAAGACGGAAAGGGAGCTGACCAAATGGACAGAGCGACAGTCATCGTTGCCCTCCCTCCCGTAGATGACCGGATCCAGAAGCGATCCAGTGAGGAGGTCCCCCATCTCACGTTGCTGTACCTGGGCGACGTGGAGCTCTCCGCCGAAGCTGTCCTCTACGTGCAGCACGCGGCAAAAGAGCTCAGTCCTTTCATGCTTACCGTGGATTACCGCGGGACTCTTGGCGAGGACGAAGCTGATGTGCTCTTCTTCGAGAAGACGGCGTGGGACCTGGACCGCATTGCGAGCTTCAGGCACCACCTCCTGCTCAACGACGAGATCAAGGCGGCCTACGACGCAGCTCCACAGCACACGGAGCATCCTGACTGGACGCCGCACCTCACACTGGGCTACCCGGCGACCCCGGCCCCAGAAGATGACGAAGACCGGAGTCTTTCGTACGTCAACTTCGACCGGATCGCTGTTTGGACCGGTGACTTCGAGGGCCCAGAGTTCCGCCTGAAATACGACAACAACGGAATGGACGAGGTGATGGCCATGAGCGATATTTCAACTACAGAGCGAGGCGCACAGGCCGCCGCCGAGCTGTTCCACTACGGCACGAAGGGCATGAAGTGGGGTGTCCGCAAGGCTGAGCGGCACCGCGAGGTCGCGGCTCGTAGCCGTCGCATTGCCGATGGCACCGCATCGAAGCAGGACAAGCGCGATCAGTTCGTCGGCAAGGGGCTGGACGGAGCTGGCGGCAAGCTGGCAACCAGCAAGTATGGCGCGACCAAGATCGCCGAGCGACACGAGAAGAAGGCAGCCAAGCTCGAAGCCAAGGTGGACAAGAAGGCCGAGAAGATGGACAAGAAGTGGGAGAAGTCGATCTACACCACTTCGAAGGCTGTGGAGGTCCACAACGCCATGGCCGAGCACTTCAACGAGCGGATCGGTGCGGTCAACGACAAGCATCCTCTCGCCAACATATTTGACTCGCCCAACTCGCCGGAGTCGGTAGCCTACATGACCGAGGTCGAGAGGTTGACCTCACGATCGTATGCCTACGCGACGACGACCGTCCACGGGACGAGCCCTTCGGGGCTGAAGCGTGCCAAGTACGTTGACGACGACAAGGGCCCTCGCATTGTCGTCACCAAGACCGACGTCCAGCACGCCGAAGAGGACGATCCGGATCTGATCTTGCTGGTGAAGCCGGACGAGAGCGGCCATATTCTCGAGCTGAACGAAGCCGAGGTGGAATCGGTCGAGCATTCCGGTGAGGCCGGCGCGTTCCTCGCACACTACGGCAAGAAGGGCATGAAGTGGGGAGTCACCACCACTGACCGCGCATCGCAGCGGACTCCGACTCCGGTCACCACGGCGCAGAAGAAGCCCGGCACCTACACCAAGGCCAAGGGCGGGAAGAATCTCCCCGCGCACGAGGACGCTATCAACGCCCTCGTCACCCGGCAGAAGGCCAAGTCCAGCACCACTGACGCGCTGTCGAACGTGGAACTGCGCAAGGCCATTGAGAGAATGAACCTGGAGAACCAGTACCACAACGCTTCCTTCAACTCCGATCGCCGGAGCAAGGGGCAGAGGTTCGTGCAGGGTCTCATCGGCAGAAAGCGCTACGGTCAGAAGCGCAAGTACACCGACTTCAACGAGGAGCTCGGCTCAGCCACCAGGACTGCGGCCGGCTCGAAGGTGGCCAAGACGGCTGCGGACAAGGCAACAAAGGCGGCCATCAAGAAGGTCGCTGGCATCTAGGAAGGGAGGGCACGGCGGTGGATGCAGCACTGATTGAATCGATTGAACGGCACATGTCTAACACCGCCGTGCCTAAGTACTACGGTCAGTACCGTGCAGCAGTAGAGCGCGGCGATATTCCGGTCTGCCGGGAGATCGAGATGGAGATGAACCGCATCGATGACCGTATCGATGACCCAGACGTCTACTATGCAGGTAATGTGGTCGATGGGTTCGTTGACTTCTGCGAAAGGGAGATGACTCTCGCTGACGGTAGCGATCTCAAACTCCTACCCATCTTCAAGGTGTGGGCAGAGCAGCTCTTGGGCTGGTGGCACTACGAGGAAGAGGACGACTACGACGAGAAGCTCGGCCGATGGGTTGTACGGACCAATCTTCGTCGCCTCATCAACAAGCAGTACCTGATCGTGGCCCGTGGTGCAGCCAAGTCGATGTATGCCTCCCTACTCCAGGCATATTTCCTCAACGTTGACACCACTACCACCCACCAGATCTGCACTGCTCCCACCATGAAGCAGGCAGACGAGGTGATGAACCCGTTCAGGACCGCCATCACGCGGTCACGCGGGCCATATTTCAAGTTCCTCACCGCTGGCTCGCTGCAGAACACCACTGGTGACCGGTGGCTGCGCCAGAAGCTGGTCGCTACCAAGAAGGGCATCGAGAACTTCCTCACAGGATCCATCCTTGAGGTCCGACCGATGTCGATCGACAAGCTTCAGGGCCTTGGTACCAAGGTGAACACGGTGGATGAGTGGCTCTCAGTCGATATTCGTGAGAACGTGATCGACGCGCTCGAGCAGGGCGCAACAAAGGTGGACGATTGGGTCGTAGTTGCCATCTCGTCCGAAGGTGTCGTTCGAAACGGCGCTGGGGACGACATCAAGATGGAGCTTCAGACCATCCTCAAGGGTGAGTACATCCGTGAGGACACCTCGATCTTCCACTACAAGCTTGACAGCGTCGAAGAGGTTGAAGATGAGCGCATGTGGCTCAAGGCCAACCCCAACCTTGGCAAGACTGTGTCCTACACCACCTACAAGCTCGACGTCGAGAAGGCCAAGAAGGTCCCGGCCACCCGCAACGATATTCTCGCAAAGCGTTTCGGGCTCCCGATGGAAGGATTCGTCTACTTCTTCACCTATGAGGAGACGCGGCTGCACAGGGTGCGGCCAAACGCCTACAACGGCGGTCTCTGCGCGCTTGGTGTGGACCTTTCGCAGGGTGATGACTTCTGTGCGTTCACTCTCCTGTTTCCTCTCCGTAGTGGAAAGTTCGGTGTCGACACTCGTAGCTACATCACGAAGCGAACGCTCGACCTTCTGCCCGGCGCCCTTCGCAACAAGTACCAGGAGTTCCTCGATGAGGGATCATTGGTCGTCATGGAGGGCAATCTCCTGGACATGATCGAGGTCTATGAGGATCTAGACCTCTATATTCGTCACAACAAGTACGGCGTTCGCGCCGTGGGCTATGACACCTACAACGCTAAGGAGTTCATGGAGCGTTGGGTCCAGGACTACGGCGAATGGGGCGTCGTCAAGGTCATTCAGGGAGCTCGGACCGAGTCTGTGCCCCTGGGCGAGATCAAGACGCTCACCGAGGACCGTTTGCTCATATTCCACCAGGAGCTCATGAAGTTCACGATGGGTAACGCCGTCACCCTCGAGGACACCAACGGTAACCGCAAGCTTTCGAAGAAGCGGAGAGACGAGAAGATCGACAACGTCGCCGCTTTGATGGACGCCTACGTCGCCTACAAGGCCAACAAGGAGGAGTTCTGATGTCGGACATCGTTGTCAACAGTCCTCAGAAGTTCGCCTCTCCACAGGCGGCTCTGGCGCACTACGGCAAGAAGGGCATGAAGTGGGGCGTCCGCAACGAGGGCGAGTCTGGCCGCGGACGTTCTTCGGAAAACTCAGGAACGCCCGAGGAGATGAGCACGGCAGCTCTAGAGCAAGCCTTCGATGCTTTCAACGCCAAGCACTCCACGGAATCCCTCCAGGCCGAGGGAGTGGCGAAGATGAAGGCTCAGATCGCCAACGATCATCCGCCTAAGCAAATCTCCGATCGTCGTGTCACCAAAGCTGAAAAGTCCGAGGCTGCTGCGGAAAGATTCCAGCGGCAGGCAGATGAATACCGGGAGAAGCTCGACGCTGTTGGTGATGCGAAGGGGATTGGCGCCAGCGTCAAGCGAGGTCACTACAACGCGGCGGTTCGAGACTCTGAGATCTATCGGGACAACGCCCTGAAGAGAGCCGAGCAACTTCGCTCTGGAAAGCTGACAAGCGATCAGAAGATGCTTATCGGTCTTGGTGCTGCGGCGGTCCTAACCATCGGCGTCGGGTATGCAGCTGGTCGCTATCAGCAAAAGCAAGCCGCGAATTTTGCCCTCAATGAGCAAAAGAAGATCGGCCTCAAGAAGCGAGACATCGACTTCGAAACCGAGCGGAACAGGACTGAGCACTCATCGCAGTTCAGGTCGATATTTGGTCATGATCCTGACTTCGTTCCTGTTGCAAGCTCGGAATGGGCCGGAGGCGGATTCTTCGCCGGCTTCAGCAACAAGAAGGCCATGGATCGACCCGAGTTCACGATCCCAAAAGACACACTGTTCCAAAGGCTCTCCAACCACCCCGAAGACAGCACAGAGTATGGTGTGAACAAGCCTGTTTACTCCACATTCCTGAGCAACGACAAGAAGGTCTACGGTGCTTCCGGCGAGTTCGGCAGTAAGGGTCTGGCTATTAACTTCACGGCCAAAGGCGACACTCGTGTGCCGAACATCAACACCACGGTCGCACACTTGAAGCAGGTTCTCAAGTCGAACGCAAATGATCCTGCAAAAGCCGCCTACTGGGACAACAACGAGAATGTGCTTACCGAGTACAAGCAGTTGTCTGGCGGCAGCTGGAGCTCTCCTACAGCTCAGAAGTTGTTCACGTCGCTAAAGTCGTTTGGCTACAGCGCGATCGTGGATGACATGGATGCCGGATATTTGGGCGACGCGCCAGTCGTCTTCTTCGGCGACGCAAACTCAGCCACTCACGTTCCCCGAGGTCCGGACGCCAAGGTCCGAGACGCTGTCGGAATGACCAAACTGTCCGGCAAGTACGCATGAGAAAGGAGGTGACCCATGGGAGTTCGTAGCCGTCTGAAGCACGCCTACAACGCCTTTCTGAACCGCGATCCAATCGACAGCGTCTCTCCATATTCTGGAGGATATGACTCGGAGCTCGGGGCTGGACACGCAGCCAATCCGATGCGAATGCGCTTCGGTTTCTCTGGAGAGCGAACGATCACCTCCTCCATCTACTCGCGCATAGCGGTGGACTCGGCGTCGGTGGACATTCGTCACGTCAAGAAGGACGAGCAAGATCGCTACGTGGAGGACGTCAAGAGCGGGATGCACCTCTGCTTGAACGTCGAGGCCAACATCGACCAGTCCGGTCGGGCCTTCCTGCAAGATCTCTACTACACAGTCCTCGAGGGTGGGCACATCGCAATCTTGCCCATCGACATGTCGAAGTCTCCGAAGAATGGCGGCTTGTTCGACATCGAATCGTGGCGTGTGGGATACGTCGTTCAGTGGTACCCCCGCCACGTTCGGGTGGAGGCCTACAACGACAGGACCGGCCGGCGAGAGCAGGTCACGGTCGAGAAGCGTTTCGTCGGACTGGTGGAGAACCCGTTCTACACCGTGATGAACGAGCCCAACTCGACGCTCCAGCGCTTGAAGCGAAAGCTCGCGCTGCTGGACCTCGTCGACGAGAAGGTCAGCTCGGGCAAGCTCGACATCCTGATCCAGCTTCCCTACCCGATCCGAGATGAGGGTCGTCGTAAGGACGCGGAGAACCGTCGGCAAGACATCGAGTTCCAGCTCAAGGACAGCGCTCATGGTATCGCCTACATCGACGCACAGGAGAAGGTCGTACAACTCAACCGTCCGATCGAGAACAACCTCCTGGCTCAGGTGGAGCGACTCCTCGAGCTGCTTTACAGCGAGTTGGGTCTGACGAAGAAGGTCATGGACGGCACGGCCGAAGAGGCCGAGATGATCAACTACTACAACCGCACGATCGAGCCTCTCATCAGCGCCGTCGCCGATGAGCTCAAGCGGAAGTTCCTGACTAAGACGGCCCGCACTCAAGGCCACGACGTCGTGTTCTTCCGCGACCCGTTCAAGCTGGTTCCGATGAAGGACCTGGCTGAGCTGGCCGACAAGTTCACCCGAAACGAGATCGTGTCTTCCAACGAGTTCCGCGGATTCATCGGGCTGCGTCCGGTGACCGACGACCCGAAGGCTGACATGCTGATCAACTCCAACCTGACCGTCGACCAGTCGCAGCTACAAGCGCAGCAGGTCAGCGCCAAGCTGGGAAGTCCTGACGACGAGATCGTGGACGGGGAGATCGTCGAAGATGAAGAGGAAGAGGATCCGTTCGAGGAGGTCAACGCCGTACTCGACGATACCTTCAAGATGTTGGGGGTGGAGGGATGATCGACGACTCCTCTCTCTTCCACGCGCGCGCGTACGACCCGGTCGCGGCCAGGGAGTACTACTTGCGGACCAGAAAGCTGAAGGGCCGCAGACGAACAACCGCCACCAAGGCTAGTCCTGGCCGGGGTGGTCGGCGTCCATCAAATGTTCCCGCCGTTCGATCTGGCGGGGCGCCCAACCGATCGAAGACCAAGAGCCGTCGAGCTCAGCTCCTGCAACAGAGGGAGAATCTCGAGGAACGGCTTCATCGCCTTCAAGAAGTGCTCCAAGAACGCGTCGAAGCGGCCAAGGGTCGCAGCGGCGTCAAGAAGAAGCACGACGAGAAGGACAAGGCGCCTGAAACCCAGAAGGACAAGGCCGATCGCAACAAGGATGAGAAGTCAAAGAAGCTGACTCCGAAGCAAAAGGCGGAGAAGGCCAAGAAAGCCAAAGAGGATTACGAGAAAGAGAATCCAACCTCTCTTTCGGAAGACATCGACATCCTCCATGAGCAGATCAAGGACATCCACGCCAAGATAGCGGCGGCCACCAAGAGGGCTCAAGAACGACGACGGAACAAAGCTGGCTCGAACAACTCAAGGTCCGGCTCCAAGAACCGAAACTCCGACGGACCGCGAGGCCGTTGACAGACAACCGAAAGGAGACAGCCAAAATGGAAGCCGATTTCTCCGGTTACGCCACAAAGGCTGACATCAAGTGCTCCGACGGCCGGACGATCACGCCGGATGCGTTCAAGCATCAGGACACGGTCGAAGTTCCGCTCGTCTGGCAGCACAATCACGACAGCCCGATGAACGTGCTGGGTCACGCGATCCTCGAGCACCGTGGTCCTGACCACGCTGACGGCGCGGGCATCTACTGCTACGGCTACTTCAACGAGACCGAAGCCGGTGTCACCACGAAGCAGCTCGTCCACAACAAGGACGTCAAGGCGCTGTCGATCTACGCCAACGGTCTGGTCGAGAAGGCCAAGACCGTGCTGCACGGAGCCATCCGTGAGGTCAGTGTCGTGCTCTCGGGGGCCAACCCCGGCGCCTTCATCGACAACATTCGCATCGCCCACAGCGATGGCGACCTGGAAACGCTCGCCGAGGAGGCCATCATCTACACCGGCCTCGAAATCGAGCACACCGCAGGCGACGGCAGCACCGCGACTGTCGAGCACGCGGAGGACGACGGCAACACCTCTGCAACGGATGGGGGCGACGAGGAATCGTTCGCCGACATCTACGAGGAGTTCACTCCCAAGCAGAAGGAGGTCGTCCACTTCATGGTAGGCGCTGCTCTCGAGCAGGCCGCGACCGGAGGCGACGAAGACGCCGAGACTGGTGTCGCACACAGCGCCGACGGAACCGATGACGCCACCGAGGAGACCTCGGAGGGCGACACCGGCGACGACGACAGCAAGACCGACACCAACACCGAAGAGGGCGACCTCGCACACAAGGAAGGCGACGACAACATGTCCCGCAACCAGTTCGAGCACGGCAACGCCGGTGGCGACACGCTGACCGGTTCCGACATCGACACCTCCAAGAGGATCTCGCACGACGACCTCTCCAAGATCGTCGAGGCGGCGAAGAAGCCCGGCGGCTCCTTCAAGGAGGGCGTCCTCGCGCACGCGGCCGAGTACGGCATCGAGAACATCGAGCTGCTGTTCCCGGACGCCAAGCTGATGGAGGCCACGCCTCAGTTCATCAGCCGGCGCATGGAGTGGGTGGCCACGGTCATCGGCGGCACCAAGCACTCGCCGCTCGCCGCGGTGAAGACCCTGCTGGCCGACATCACCAAGGAGGAGGCCCGCGCCAAGGGCTACATCAAGGGCAACCGCAAGGAGGAGGAGGTCTTCTCCCTGCTCGGTCGCTCGGTGCGCCCCTCCACCATCTACAAGAAGCAGAAGCTCGACCGTGACGACATGCTCGACATCACGGACATCAACGTCGTCGCCTGGCTCAAGGCGGAGATGCGTCTGATGATCGAGGAGGAGCTCGCTCGCGCGATCCTCGTCGGCGACAACCGTCCGGCCAACCACCCGGACAAGGTCAAGGACCCGATGGGCGCCATCGACGGCGTCGGCATCCGGTCGATCCTGCACGACGACGACCTGTACGCCATCAAGACCGAGCTCGACTCCAACGTCGACTCGCGTTCGGCCGTGCGGGGCATCGTCCGGGCCATGGACGACTACCGGGGTTCCGGTGGCGCGACCATGTTCCTGGGTCGCTCGTCCCTGACCGACATGATGCTGGAGGAGGACCGGTTCGGCCGGCCCCTGTACGCCAACCGCGGCGAGCTCGCGGACAAGGTCGGCGTGTCCAACATCGTCACGGTGGACCTCTTCTCGGAGTACACCAACCTGTTCGCGATCATCGTCTCGCTCTCCGACTACACCATCGGCTCCAACCGTGGTGGGGAGCTGACCTCGTTCGAGGACTTCGACATCGATTTCAACCAGTACAAGTACCTGCAGGAGACCCGCCTGTCGGGTGGTCTGACGAAGCCGTTCTCGGCGATCGTCGTGACCCGCGCTGCCGGCACCGAGGTGCCCGCTGGTGCCACCGCGCCGTCCTTCGATGGCGCGACTGACACCGTGACGATCCCGACCAAGACCGGAGTCGTCTACACCATCGACGGCGAAGAGGTCACCGGTGACGTCGTGATCAGCGAGCCCACTGAGGTTCGCGCCGAGGCCGCTCCGGGCTACTACCTGCCGACCGGCACCACCCGGTCCTGGTACTTCCAGGTCTGAGGTAGTCGCTGATGGCGAGGTTTTCGGGTCTCGTCGGGTTTGCTCACACAGTGAGGACGGCCCCGGGCGTGAGCTCGGAGGTCATCACGGAGAAAGGTCCATATTTCGGCGACGTCAAGCGCAAAGCACGATCCATGCGCAACGAAACGTCGGTCAATGCGGAAGTTTCTCTGACGAACACGATCGAGATCATGGCAGACGACTATGCCAGCGAGAACATCTTCGCCATTCGGTTTGTCGAGTGGGCGGGGGCGTGTTGGACCGTGGCGGAAGCTACAGTCGACCGTCCCCGCCTTCTCTTGAGGTTGGGAGGTGTATATCGTGGTGCTCGCGCCAAGCAAGCCGAAACGGCTGAAGTTTCAGACGCTCCTCCAGGAGACGTCGGGTCTTCCTGAGCCTGATGTGCACTATCAGCCCCCCACAGGGACAGAGATGACCTTTCCGGCCATCGTATACACCCTGGACCGAGAGGCGACGCAGTTCGCTGACAATCTTCCGTATCGCAGCGCCAGTGTTTACACGGTAACTGTGATTCACCCGGATCCGGACAACGATATTCGGGACAAAGTGGCTGCGCTACCGTACTGCTCCCTTGACAGGCGCTTTGCGGTCGATGGCCTGAACCATGACGTGTACACACTTTACTTCTGAGGAAAGGAATACCCATGACCGTCGCAACTGGCGAGATCGTGTGGGACGAGGCCGGTGACCGCGAGTTCGAGACCGGCGTCGACCATGGCGTGCTGTACGAGCCGGACAACTCCGGTGCGTTCGTGTCGGGTGTGGCCTGGAACGGTCTGACGACCGTCACCGAGTCGCCCTCCGGCGCGGAGTCCAACCCGCAGTACGCGGACAACATGAAGTACCTCAACCTGAAGTCGGCCGAGGAGTTCGGCGCGACGGTGGAGGCCTTCACCTACCCCGACGAGTTCGGGAAGTACAACGGTGAGGCCCAGCCCGAGCCCGGCGTCTACATCGGTCAGCAGCGGCGTGGCACCTTCGGCCTGTCCTACCGGACGCTGAAGGGCAACGACCTGCTCGGCACGGAGTTCGGCTACAAGCTCCACCTCGTGTGGAACTGTGACGCCGCCCCGTCGGAGCGGGCGTACGCCACGGTCAACGACAGCCCGGAGGCCATCACCTTCAGCTGGGAGCTGACCACCACCAAGGTCGCGGTCGGAACGGTCAACGGCGTCAAGTACGCTCCGGCCGCCTCCATGACCATCGACAGCACCAAGGTCGACGCGGACGCGCTGGCCGAGCTCGAGGCGATCCTGTACGGATCCGACGGTGACCCCGCAGCCACTCCGGCTGTGGAGCCCACCGCGGCCCGCCTGCCCACGCCGGCCGAGGTCATCGCGATCTTCGCCGACGCGGTCGCCTGATCGACATCTGACAGTTAGGAGGCCGGAGAGTGCTCACCATTCACATTCAAGGCGATGAGCTTTGGGACGACGAAGCGGAGATATTTCGCTACACAGAATGCACCGTCCTTGAGTTCGAGCACTCTCTGGCCTCCCTGTCGAAGTGGGAGGCAAAGTACCACAAGCTGTTCCTTGTTCCGGAGAAGCACACCGAAGAGGAGATGTTTGGCTACGTCCTGGCCATGCTTGTGACGCCGAACGTCGATCCGGAAGTGCTCTACCGTTTGACCGAGGAGCAAGTCGCCGCCATCAACGACTACATCAACGATCCGATGACGGCTACGACCATATCTGAGCTTCCTCAGCGTCGTGGACAGACGAGCGAGCGTCTCAGCTCTGAGTTGATCTACTTCTGGATGAACAGCTACGGGATTCCTTACGAGGCCCGACACTGGCACCTGAATCAGCTCTTCACGCTCATCAAGATCCACTACGCCAAGCAGCAGAAGCCCCAGAAGATCAACAAGCAGACCCGAATCCAGCAGATGGCTGAACTCAACGCCCAGCGCAAGGCGAAGTTGGGCACAAAGGGATAGGAAGGAGGATCCAGTGTCGCGAGTCGAATGGAACAAGGCGGGAGAACGGTTCTTCGAGACAGGTATCGACCAAGTGGTCCTCTATCCTCCTCTCGGGGCGGGCGTTCCATGGAATGGCGTCGTTGCTGTCAACGAAAGCGCCTCGACGAGCGAGTTGGAGCCTCTATATTTCGACGGTGTCAAGTACCTCGACATCGCATCTGCCGAGAACTTCCAGCTGCAACTCGATGCTTTCTCTGCGCCGGCCGAATTTGGGCCCTGTGACGGCCAGAAACAGCTCTCTCCGGGCCTATTCGTCACTCAGCAGCCCCGGAAGACCTTCGGACTGGCCTATCGCACTCTGAAGGGCAATGACCTGGTCAGTACCGAGTTCGGGTACAAGCTGCATCTGGTGTGGAATTGCACGGCCGCGCCAGCGGGCAAGAACAACCAGACCATCAGCGACAACGTCACTCCGGACGTCCGTTCCTGGCAGATCGGCACGGTTCCGCCACCGGCAACCACCTTCAAGCCCACAGCCCACGTCGTTTTGGACTCAGAACTGATTGAGCCATACGCCTTGGCGCAGGTCGAAGCTCTTCTCTACGGTCACGACAACGGTCAGGCATATTTGCCGACTGTGGCCGAGATCGTCGCCACACTTGACACTCGCATCGGCGAGCTGATCACCGAATTCATCTAGGAGGCAGCAATGGTTCTTCCGAACCCTCTCGAACAGGTCTTCGTCAACGACCCGCTTCCCGCTGCCCTCAACGAGGAGCGGGACGCCATCAACACGCTCGACGGAGCCGTCGACGACCGCATTCCGTTCCCATCTGGCGCCCAGACGGGCGATCTGCTCAAGTGGGATGGCTCGAAATGGGCCACAACCGAGACTCGATTCCTCGAGGACGACGGTCGCCCTGACGGCAGGGTCGCTGGACCCATCGGAACGCGCTACATCGACAGGCTCGGTACCACAGGCGCCGTCGAGTGGGTCAAGCGAGCTGGCACCGCCGACAGCAACACCGGCTGGATCTGTCTCGCAGGCGAGACGGGCCCTCGCGATATTTCCGGAGACATCGTCAAGCGCAGCACAGCCACTGTCTACTCTGCGATCATCTTGCGCTCGGGTCAGGTCGTCACGTTCTACGTCGACATGGCGATGCCGAACAACGTCGCTTCGCCGTACACGATCTACACCCTGCCCGTTGGCTTCCGGCCGACGCATGACATCTACGGCGGCATCACGGACAACAAGGAAGGCGCCGATCTCGGTGGAACGCTCGTGGACAACAACGGCGCGATCAACATCTACACCCCCAAGGCCGGCGTCCGGGACCGTTACCACGGTACCTGGATCACTGCCGATGCTTGGCCGTCGAGTTACCCCGGACCTGCCGCTTGATCGGAGGAACGATGACAAGACTGGAGTGGGGCAAGGGTCCCCGTCAGTACGACCGCGGCGTTGACCAAGGTGTCCTATATTTGGACGACACCGGGGTTCCATGGAACGGTCTTGTCGCAGTCAATGAGCTGGATTCGGGTGCGATCGACACCGAGCACTACTTTGAGGGCAACCGCATCCATATTTCGCAAGAAAGCGGCGACTTCAAGGCTGTGATCGAGGCGTTCACCTACCCGGACGTCTTTGCGGAGTACAACGGATTCGGAGAACGGGAGGAGTACCGCCGTTTCGGCTTCTCCTACCGCACGTGGTATGGCGACACCTACAAGATCCACCTCGTGTACAACGTTCTCGTGCAAGACGACGCTCGTTCGTGGTCGACAGTGACCGCGCAGCTGGATCCGTCGCTGTTCAACTGGAAGATCTTCGCCGCTGCCGAGCCAGTCCCGGGTGCAAGCCCCGCTGGCCGGCTGACGATGGAGGCGCCGAGGGATCCGTCTGTCCTCAGCTCGCTCGAGGATATTTTGTACGGTACCGAAACCACCGACCCACGTCTTCCTGGACCCGCAGAGATCGTTGAGCTGTATGAGGCAGCAACGCTCCTGCGAATCACCAACAACGGCGACGGCACGTACACCGCCACCGGCCCGGACGACATGGTTCAAGACCTTGGTGACGGTCGTTTCGAGATCAACGCACCTACCGTCGCTCGTGTCGACGCCAATCGGTATGCCATCAGCTCGTACTAGGAAGGAGGGCGCATGGCTTCCGTAGTCACACTGTCTGAAGACAAGATCCAAGAGCTGATGGCCGGTTGGCAAGCCGTCGCCGACCGTCAAGACGCCCTCAACGCCGAGATCACAGAGCTCAAGACGCAGGTAGAAACCTACCAGGGAATGCTGATCGAGTTCACGAACCTGACGCTCCCCGAGATCGAGGCGATCGTCGCTGCAAACTCGATCGAGACCGAAGACTTGAAGGACAACGCTGTTCCTAACCTCGAGGTCGATGTCGATCAGAACACAGCCGCCATCGACAACATTCGAACCGTCGACATTCCGGGTTTGCTGGACAACGTGTTCCTGATTGGCGAGAACATGACGGAGATCGGCGTTCCGTTTCGTCAGCCCGACCCGCCACTTGACGATGACCCGGACAATCCTATCCTTCCGGGTACTCGCTGGTTCGATGAGGACGACAGCAACAAGGAACACTTCTGGAACGGAACCGAGTGGGTGGACGCCATGACAGTCCCCGATCTTTCGCTGACTGTTCAGAAGTTCAAGACATCCACGCACCAACTCTACTAGGAGGCTCACGTGAGCTCAGCAGCCATTGGAAACAACGTCGTCCCCCTGCACCCCGAGGCGACGGAACCGCAGCAGCAAGTCCCGACTGACCTCAACGAGCTCCGGGCGCTCATCCAGCAGGACTTCAACGCGGCAGTGGCCGATGTCGAGCGTCGCCTCGCCCAGGCACGGGAGCTGGAGCGCTCGGCAGCCTTCGGTACGCCTCGTCAGATCCACGCCGAGGACCTGAACCTGTCGAAGTTCATGATCGACGGATACACGTTGACCGCGAACTCGCCGGCGAACGGCTCGATCGCCTGGGCCAACCTCCACCTCGTGTTCCAGGGCGTGGACTACACGATCACGGCCGCCAACACTGCCTTGAAGTACACATACTTCGTCAAGCCGGCCTCCTACACGCCGGGAACCAACCATCCGTTGGTCTCGTCCAACACCAAGCCCGTTCTTGGCCCCAACGACGCGCTCGTCTTCGTCAACAACGTGGTCGGTGGCATGAGCACACCGATCTCGGTGCTGGAAACCTCGATCCCCTACGCGATTGGCGACGGCGTCGTCAGTGACGCGGAGGTCTCGAGCCTTTCCCAGGCCAAGATCACCGGTTTGTCCGGTGCGCTCAACACCTTCACCACCGACATCCAGCGTGTGGAGGCCAAGGCGGACGGTGCGATCACTCAGTGGATCCAGCCGGACTTTCCTTGGGCCAACGGAACGGTCCAGGGGACGGAAAAGACCGGGGACGTCTACACAGCCCAGGGGTCGACCGATCAGGTCGCTCGCCCCGACGGTCGTTCCTGGAAGTGGTCTGGTCCCTCCGGCGCACCGGCCAACAACTGGATCCTGATCGCCGACTCCGACGTGGCCAAGGCTTTGGCAGATTCCGCCGCGGCTAAGAACGGTCTCGCCGGCAAGAACACCTCCTACTACCGGACGATGGCCCAGGGCGCACCTCCCACCCCGACCGATGGCTTCGCAACCGGTGACGAGTGGGTGCAGACTGACAACGCCAACTACACGCAGCGCTGGACAGGCTCGGCGTGGACCGCTGTGCTCTATGGAGACGCTGCTCTGTCGGGCATCTCTGGCGGCAAGGTCGGATCTGGCATCAACGGCGACAATGTGACGACGGGAACGGTTGTTGCAGCGAGGGTTGGGGCTGGAGTTAACGGCGCCGTCCTCACAACCGCCACCGGTCAGGTCGTTCCGTCCAAGCTGAACATCCCCGTTCACATGCTCTACTGAAGGAGTTCAAAATGGAAGAGAAATTGGAGAATCAGAACTCCGCAGATCGCGAATCTGTTCTCGGAGAGGGCGTGGAAGAGACGCCGTACGTGTCCCCGGAAGTTCTCGCTGCTAGGGACGGGCAAAAAGTGGAGTTCGGCAAGGATCTGACCGACTCAGACGAGGAGGAGTAACCCGTGGCGGTTCCTGCAGTCACAGACAACTCGCCTCAGCTGGGCGACATCGCTTGGGCGGCCTTCACCATCCAGTACAATGGCGTTGGGTACCAGATCGGCGCCGGTTCTACCTCTCAGCGATGGGTTTGGTGGCGCTACAGCACCAACACCATCGAAGCTGGACCCGACCTCCCGGCGGATCTGACGGATGACGACCTCGTGCTGTTCGGAAACAAGAACGGCATTGCGGTTCGGGTTCAGTCTTCGACTACCGTCGATGGCGAGCTCATCGTTGACGGCTCGATCTTGGCCAGGGCTGTCTCGGCTGAAGTCCTGGTCGCCAACGACGTCTACAGCCAGACCGGTTACTTCGGTGACATCAAGGCTGAGCAGATCAAGTCGGGATCCATCGAAGCGCAGATCGCGCTTCTCGGCATGCTTGGCATCGGCAACATCACCATCGCACCGGCGCACGGCGTCCCCGGCGACGCCGACTACGACCCGGGCGGCATTGTCATCCCGCTGAGTACTGGCGGGACGATTCAGTTTCCGGCCGACGGCACGCCTGCACTCATCGAGGCGATTCTGCGGACCAAGGACCTGGTTGTCGATGGTGGTCTGAACCTCAACGGTTTGGCGAACTACGTCAATGGCAAGCTGATTCTTGGGTCTGGAACGCCGAACCCGGCGCAGCCGACTGGCCTCGGGTATGCCTTCTTCACCAAGACCGGTGGCAAGCTCAACGTCAACAGCTACGACAACTCCTCTCGCGGCCTCGCCAAGACGACCTCTGGACACTACGGCACCACGATTCCCTGGGGCCAGAACAAGGGTCAGTCCGGGCCGTCGGAATTCGTCATTCTCGATCCGACAACGAAGAACGTCGTTCACACGAAGACTCAAGCCGAGATGGATCTCTACGCTCGAAGCGTCACGGCGGTCGGAAACGTGTTCTACGTCCTTGGCATTCGATGGAATCCGACTGCCGGCGAGTACCAGATGCGAATCCAGGGCTACAACACCGATGGAACCTCTGCCTCTGGCACGCATCGCTGGCTCAACGACAATGCCGGCGCTCGTCTTCCAGACTCACCAGTCGGCTGGGCCATCGCGATCGCCTCAGAAGGCGATGGCTCGCACTTGCGAGTCGCTCGAGGTCAGACCAACGGCAAGATCGTGTTCTACTCTTACACCCTGACCAGCAATGATCCCACGGATTCTGTAGCTACGCCTGACGTCGGCATCTCCTACATGTCTGGGGCCATGTACTACGGCAAGGCTGACTACGGAACGACCATCAACGACACGATGGTGGTGCTCGGCGTTGGTCTAGGTTCTGCATACCGGATGGCCGCCTTCTCGGTGGTCACTGGCGCGGAAGTTCCAGCGAACTCGTTCGGAACCGTGGCTGTGGACGGCATCATCTACGATGGCACGAAGTTCATCACCCTTGACTGGGACACGACGGGCGCCTGGCTGTCAAACCTCAACACGCTCAAGACCGACACCACGGTGTACGCGCAGCACGACTGGACGAACGCCGCGGGAACCAAGCGGTCGAAGCCGAGCGCGGTCGCGAGTCGGTTGATTCCGAAGCGCACGTGGCCCATGATCACCATACCGGCGCCTCCGAAGACTGGCAACGCGCCTGACATCGCCGACCGTGTGAACGTATATTTGGACACCGACAGCGTGACCAAGCTTCTCACGACCGAAACCTCAGGCGTCACGAAAACCATCATCGCCGCAGCAATGTCTGGTACAGGAATCGCGCCCAAGCTGGCGACAGATGTCACTGACTTCGCCAACGCCGATGCCACCGGCGCGCTGGAGTCAGTCCTTGGCAACATTTCGCTCAAGGGCGATGGTGCCTGGAAGTTGGGCGAGCTGATCGGTCTGAACGACGGTTCTTTCTCGACTACGAAGGTCGCTTCGTCAGTAGTGACCACTGCGCCATACACGGGCCGGATCGATTTCGTTCGACTTGGGCAGATGGTGTTCGCGTTCGGATATTTGGACCGGGCATCTGGGTTCAACGCGAGCAACCACGACACAACCGCTCGCATTCCAAACGGATTCAAGCCTGCGGCAGATGTGGTAGGAAACTACTACCCGAACTCCGGAAACACCGGGACTTACCGATACCGGTTCAACGCTGATGGCATCGTTCAGCTTCAGCAGACCGTCGCGATTGCCACGTTCCAGTCGTTCAGCACCATGTGGCTCGCTGCCTAATCCTCGGAAGGGGGAGCTTTGAGCGAGATCAGTGCCTCCTACAGCAGCTCCGGGGACAGTACAGAGAAGTGGCTTCAGAACCTAACCCGAGGTGGAGCCATATTCTCACAGCTTGAACATTTCGGGTCGGAGGGGGTCGCTGCTCTCGCTGCGGCGACCCCAAAAGACAAAGGAGAAACTGCAAACGCGTGGTTCTACGAGATCATCCAGGAGCAGGGCTCTTGGTCGATCGTGTGGGGCAACAACCATGTGCAGGACGGCCGTCAGATCGCCGTTCTCCTCCAATACGGCCACGGTACAGGCACCGGAGGCTACGTCGCGGGGCGGGACTACATCAATCCTGCTCTTCGACCCATATTTGACCGCGCAGTTGCCGAGGGCTGGAAGGTGGTGATGGGCTGATGGCTGGCGTTGACAACAGAATCGTGACGATGAAGTTCGACAACCGCGAGTTCGAACGCGGTGCGCAGCAGACGATGGGCACGCTGGGCAAGCTCAAGTCCTCAATGAGTTTCGGCTCCGTTGTCGGTGGAACCGTCCGCGGACTGGGCACCATCACAGGCGCTCTGGGCAAGATCGGCCTTTCCACCCCGTTCAACCCCATGATCAAGGCCGCCAACGTCGGACTCTCCGGCGTGGGCACAGTTCTCGACAAGTTGGGGATGAAGAACCCGTTTGCGAGCAGCACGCAGAGTGTGCAGGAGCTTGGTCAGGGAGCCGAGCAGGCGAATCAGGGGATGAGCCACCTTTCGGGTGGTGTCACATCGGTTTCGGGCAAGTTCCTGGCACTGAGCACGATTGCACTCACGGCACTGTCCAACATCACCAGCCGGGCCGTCAACGCGGGCCTAGAGTTTGCCAAATCCTTCTCGATCGCGCCGATTCAGGCCGGTCTTGAAGAGTACGAAACCAACTTGAAGGCAATCCAGACGGTCCAGGCCAACACCGACCGTCCTCTGCCTGAGATCAACGCTGCGCTCAAGCAGCTCAACGCATATTCGGACCTGACGATCTACAACTTCGGCGAAATGGCCAAGAACGTTGGTACGTTCACCGCGGCTGGCGTGGATCTGGAGACCTCGGTCTCCGCGATCAAGGGTATCGCCAACATGGCAGCCCTTTCAGGCTCGAACAGCCAGCAGGCTGCGACCGCGATGTACCAGCTCAGCCAAGCGCTTGCCTCGGGCAAGGTCGGTCTGATGGACTGGAACTCCGTGGTCAACGCGGGCATGGGTGGTAAGAAGCTGCAGGGCGCCTTGGCACAGACCGCTGTGGCCATGGGCGAGATCGACGCTGCCCAAATCAAGGGCACGAAGTCCGGCGAACAGCTCACCATCATGGGCAAGTCCTTCCGCGAGTCGATCATGGCTCAGCCGGGTGAAGAGTCGTGGCTTACCTCCGGCATCCTTCAGAATTCCCTCGCTGCGCTGGACGGTCGATATTCTCGAGCCGCTCTGAAGGCTGAGCTTCTGGCCGACGGCACGCGCAAGTACGCCGACGCAGCGGCCATCACCGCTGAGATCGAAAAGCAGCGCAACAAGGCTGCCAAGGAAGGCGTCAAGTACACCGACAAGCAGTTCAAGGACTTGCAGGCACTTTCAACCTCGGCGTTCGAGGCTGCGACCAAGGTCAAGACGCTGGGACAGGTCTTCGACATCGCCAAGGAGACGATCGGCTCAGGCTGGTCGGCCTCCTTCCAGAGCATATTCGGTAACCTCGAAGAGGCCAAGGCGCTCTTCACCGGCATGTCCGAGGGTCTTTCCAAGATCATCAAGGACAACGCTCTGGCCCGAAACAACATGCTTGCCGAATGGAACAAAAAGGGCGGGCGTGCCGACGTCATTGTGGGCCTCAAGAACGCCTGGGAGGGCGTCTGGGCCGTCGTTCAGCAGGTCAGCAAGGGATTCCGGGACGTGTTCCCGAAGCAGACCGCAGACAGCCTCCTGGCGATGTCTGAGAAGTTCAAGGAGTTCAGCAAGCAGCTCATTCCGAGCAAGGAAACGCTGGCGGATATTCGTGACGTCGCAGGTGGCGTCGCCGCGGTGTTCCACATCATCTGGCAGGTCATTGCCGGCGTTGCGACGGGGTTCAAGACGTTGTTCGACACGGTCGGCGGCGGAAACGGAGACTTCCTCAACTTCGCTGGCGGCGTTGGTCAGGCGCTGAAGAACTTCGATGCGTTCCTGGAGAAGTCTGGCATCATTACGACCGTCTTCCAGGGCCTGGGCAAGATCTTGGCCGTTCCGCTCTCCCTTCTCAAGGGCATCGGCACCGTCATCGGTGCCATATTTGGCGGGTTCGACGAAGGTGGTGCCAACAAGGCCGGTCAGTCGATCGACAGCATCAGCACCAAGCTCAGCGGCCTCCAGGCAGTCGGAGAACGCATTCGCAGCTTCTTCTCAACCCTCGCAGGGTTCTTCGGCAACCTCGGAGAGCACATCGGCAACGCGCTGATGGGCATCGGCGACATGATCGGGAAGATGTTCACTCCTGAGACGTTCTCCGCCACCCTTGGGGTCATCAACACCTCGCTTCTGGGTGCGATCACACTCATGATCAAGTCGTTCTTCAACAAGGGCGTCAGCGTCGACCTCACGGGAGGGCTCTTCGACGGAATTAAGGAGACTCTGGGCGGCGCAACTTCGGCGTTCGAGAACATGCAGAAGACGCTGAAGGCCGATATTCTCATGAAGCTCGCAATAGCGATCGGCGTCATGGCTGTGTCGCTGCTGATCCTCTCGGGCATCGACCCGAAGGCGCTTACCAAGGCTCTGGTCGGAATGGGCATCGGCTTCGGCGTTCTCACAGGCGCCATGGCGGTCCTCATGAAGGTGATGGGCACTGCAGGACTGGTTCAGCTCTACGTAGTCACCTCAGCAATGACCAAGATGGCTGCGTCGATGCTGCTTCTGGCGTTCGCGCTCAAGGTTCTCTCCGGAATCCCGTTCGGCGACATGATCCGGGGCCTCTTCGGCCTCGGCGCCATGTTGTTCATGGTGCAGAAGGCTCTGATCCCGATGGCCGCAGGGTCAAAGGGTATGGGTAAGGCGACTCTGTCGCTCATCGCCCTGGGCATCGCTCTGAACCTGATGGCTGTGGCGCTGAAGATCATGGCGTCGATGAGCTGGGAGGAGATGGCCAAGGGTCTCACGACTCTGGGGTTCACGCTGGGCATTCTGGCCGGCGCTCTCAAGATCATGCCGATAATGAAGCCGCAAGCGATCGCTCTGATCGCTCTGGGTGCCGCTCTTATTCTCATCTCGGTCGCGATGAAGGTGTTCGCGTCCATGAGTTGGGAACAGATGGCCAAGGGGCTGATCATGTTGGCCGGATCGTTGGCCATCATCTCGATCGTGATCGGCTCCATGCCGAAGACGATGATGCTACAGGCGGCTGCGCTGCTTGTGGTGTCCGCGGCCTTGGTCGTGCTGTCCGGAGCTCTGAAGGTCATGGGCTCAATGGGCTGGGAAGAGATCGCAAAGGGTCTCATCGTGCTGGCCGGTTCGCTGATCATCCTCGCCGTCGGCTTGAACGCCATCGGTGTGGTAGGCGCTGTCGGCGCTGCGGCACTCTTGATCGCTGCAGCTGCTCTGGCAGTCCTGGTTCCCGTGCTGGCAACACTAGGCGCGATGAGTTGGGAGGCCATCCTCAAGGGCATGGTCGGTCTGGCCGGGATATTTGTCATCCTCGGCCTCGCTGGTGCGCTTCTTGCACCGGTACTGCCGATCATCCTCGGTCTGGGCGTCGCAATGGTGCTGCTTGGTGCAGGTCTGCTCTTGGCAGGCGCGGGTGCGTTCCTCTTCGGAACCGCATTCGGCATCATCGTGGCCACAGCCACGGCCGGCATTCAGTTGCTGGTCGATTCGAGCGAACAGCTGATCACGATCATCCCCAGAATGCTGGTGACACTGGTCAAGGGCCTTGGAGCTGCTGCAAAGCAGGTCGTCAAGCAGGGC